GAACATAATCAGTTGCCATGTAGTTCCAAGACATTGTGTAAACTATTCCTGCGGTTAATTGAACTTCACGAGTAATCCATGCAGCATCGGTTGGATTGCCAGCACCAAAACCAGCAGCAGAAGCCTGACCTGCGAGCATAGATCTGATGCCAGATGTTTCAGAATTAGAAAGACCGAGTGCAGCGGCTGCTTGATTAAATGTCTGTTCACCTTTTGGTTGCAGAGCAACAGCGTATGTTCCACCTTTTGGAGAAAAAGTCCAGCTACCCGCAGCGACTGCAGGGGCATAATATGGGTTTGGCGCACCATTAACTGTTGGGCTTCCCATTGCGCCATTTGGACCATGAGTAAATGTTCTTGAGCCATTAAATATGGTTACTCCAGTACCGCCTCCGTTAATTGATGCCCCAAGATTTCCTGTCTGTGATCCTCTTGACCAGCCAGTAAAGGTATTATCTTCAAACCCCGCATCGGGGATAGAGACAGAGTTTGCGCTTGCATATGGGGAAGACACAAATATAGATACAAAAGATACAATTAACGCAGGGAGTATCGCCCAAGAGCCTTTACGAAAGTTAATGTTCACATAAAGATTATAACTTATATAAAGTTAATTTGACAAAAGTTTTAAAGTTATTGATAAGTAATGGTAGTTACAACCAATGTTTAATTATTGAAGCAGAGGCAAGGAATACCCATGCGATATTAAACCAAATAATTGTTGGCATTGTTTTAATGGTTGATGTCAGAATCAAAGCCAAGCTTGATGCAAGAGCAAATATATATAACCACCACAACTGTACTCCAAACAATAGACCTGGGAATATAATTGCAATCTTTGTCATAAAAGCCCAAGCTTCAATTATGTTTACCTTAGACCAGTATTCACGATTACCCCATTTTTTTGAAATAACAACAATATCATTCAATTTCATAAATTAAAACCCTCTTTCAGATATTAGACATTAAGATACCACTGCAGACTTCTGCACGAGATACAGTATATACTAGTTGTTACAAAAAAATAAGGAGTGATTATTATGAAAATAGCCATTATTGGCGGTGGTACTTCGGGTGTCATTACAGCCCTGCGTATGTTTGAAAACGGGCATAAAGTGGATATCTATGTTGACCCAAATAAGTCTGCACTGAATGTTGGAGAATCAACTACCCCCGTGATCGGGGCAACGATTATGCGGAACCTTAAACTTTCAATACAAGACATGGTGGCTATGGGGATAGCATCCATAAAGACAGGGGTCAAGTTCGTTGATTGGGGTATTGGAAATTCTTTTATTCATGGATTCAAAAACGAAATGGCTTTTCATTTTGAGAGCGTTCCGTTCAGTGAAACACTGTCATCTAATCTTAAGCAAATAGGGATTACATATATTTACGAAAATGTGCCAGGTCATAAAGAAAATGAGCACTCAATAACTATCAATGACCGAGACTACGATTTTGTTGTTTACTGCACTGGATGGTCAACAGAAGATTCATATTCCAGTCCGATGTTTTCTTCGGTAAATAGTGCGATACTTTTCCAAGAAGATAGTTTAGACAAAGATCAAACTTGTACTTTACATAATGCTACAGATGATGGCTGGATGTTTGGTCTTCCATTCCCTGAAAGAGGAATAACAAAGCGAGGATATCTGTACGACAAAGACTTGCCTTTATCTTCTGAACTTGAGAAGAGACTCGCCAATAATGATTACGCTAGACAGATAAGTTGGACACCACGAGTATCGGATGTTCTAATTCAAAGCAAACGAGTGGCATACAACGGGAACAGGCTGTTCTTTATTGAGCCGCTTCAGGCTTTAAGTCTGCATTTCTATGATTACTTTGCAGTTCAAATGTGTCAATACTTATTTGATTTTTCGGATAGAAGTCGTGGATTTGCAAATAAACAATACAACATAACAATCACGGAATATCAACTATCAATTGCTTACCATTACTCTTTTGGCTCAACAAAGGAAACAAAGTTTTGGAAAGATATACAGGAAAAGGCTACTAATCTTTTAAATCTTGTATCGCCATATGGTAAAAGAAAGCTATTTCAAAACCTTATTGAAACTGATGAGCAATACCGCTCTGAGCGCCTACATTTATCAGGAATGGGATCATTTGAATATGATGATCTTAACTGGCTGCATCAAGGGTTTACTGGTAAAAAGTTATTTACTGATTGACAATTCTTCCGTCAACAACCCAATCCCCAATTATTCCATCTGGGACTTCTGCGCATCCAATACAGTTTGGTTCATCACTCCACAATTCAGATTCGGGTAGTGAAGCAATCCATTCATCGTCAGCGACAATTACATCTACTGCAATACCGTTAATAATCTTCCACCAGTTTCTTATCATTAGGCAACCACCAAGTTTCCTGTTGATGTAAAAGTATGCAAAGTGTATTCTCCAACAGCTGATACCGAACCACCAGTAATTGTGTATCCATTAGCATTTTTTACTGAAGTCAAATATCTAACATAAACAACTCCTGCGGTTCCAGCGTTGGATGAGCTACCGCAGCTGCTATCAAGTTGAGCGTTCTGCTGTCCACCCAATCCATATCCAGAGGTGCATGATCCGTTACCTGCGATTGACCCGTTGTTAAAACAACCACCACCACCACCGCCGTATGTTAATGAACTACCAGTAATACTAGAAGCTTTGCCTGGACCACCAACACCCGAACCACCGCCAGTTCCACCGTTTCCATTGGCTCCTGCACCACCACCACCGTCTAGTCCACCACCGCCACCACCGCTAAAGTCACCGTTGTCTCCACCAGTCGTTCCACTTGCTGCTCCACCAAATCTTGCTGATGCAATAGTTCCGTCAATGTTGTGAACGATTGTGCTACTTCCACCATTACCACAGTTGCCACCCCATCCACCAACAGTGCAAGTGTATGTACCAACCTTTACCAAAACAGTTCCATCTCTTACAGCACCACCACCACCGCCTGCACCCCAGTACGCACCGTAAACACCAGGGGAACGACCACCGCCTCCACCAACAGCCATGTATTCAATCATTAATGGATCTGCCGAACCACCAGCCCAGTAAGCAGCAGCTTGATTAGTGCTACCACGAATTGAGCGTGGAGCCAACGCTCCACCACCAATAGCTTTACCGCCAGATGTGTTCTTTAGAAAAGAAGGCATGGTTTTTATCCCGTAATGCGATTACAGTACCCGTAAATAACAATACTTGTGTTTGTTGCTGCATAGGCAGAAATCACCTTTGGTGTAGCATGACCGACCAGCAACAAGCCAGGCACGACTAAATACATTCCATTTTCAGCCTTAACTGTATACTCAATTTCGTTTGTTCCAGCAGTGACACCACCATACTGAATTGTCAGTTTACGATCTGTGCTGTCGTAGTTAACTGCATAGATCCAAACCTCATCAGTAACTGATGTATTACTTGAACCCGTATGAATTGTTGGTCCAGCTACTCCAGAAGAGCCTGATCCGATCAAAATTCCCATTCCTGTTGTGTTTCCGCTTAATGGAATTTTACTAAATGTTGCCATTATTTATCTCCTTTATTACCCAAATACTCGTGAACTTAAAATTAATTGATCATCTTCACTACCAGAAGTCGCAGAGGTAAGTCTGCCTTGTGCATCTACCGTAATGTTTGCTTGCGTGTATGAGCCTGCTGTAACAGCGGTGCTAGCAAGTTTTGCAGCAGTCACATTTGCATCAAGAATTTTGTTAGTTGTTACAGCATTAGCTGCAAGTTTTGCTTCAGTAACATTTGCGTCAAGAATCTTGTTAGTAGTTACAGCATTAGATGCAATTTTTGCTTCAGTAACATTAGCATTAAGAATTTTTGATGTTGTAACAGAATCATCAACAAGTGTGCCAGCAATAGAGCCATAAGCAAGTGAGTTCCATGCTGTAGAGCCATTACCAATCTTATAGAAAGTCGTATCTGTTTCCAACCCCAACTCGCCTTGTGCAAGTACTGGGTTGGCTGAAGTCCAAGCCGCTGCTGTATCTCTTCTTAACTGAATTTTTACTGCCATTATCCTGTCGCTCCTCCACCATCTAGATTAGCAATTCCGCCATGAACTGTTGCTGCCGTACCACCGTCTAGATTGTATGAACCGCCTGGACCCGCCGTAGATACTCCTACGAGAGTCCAAGATGTTCCATTATACAACCATTTTTTTCCCGCTGCATCAAATGTATCATTTAAAGAAGGGGTGTTTGGAAAGTCAATTGCCATATTTTCTATTATATCCTAAATAGATATATTAAACAATTGGTTGCCAGGACAATGATTCTTCATCCCAGTAAACAATGCCTTCGGGTCTTGGGGTTGGTGGTTGCCAATCAAAATTACTATCTAGGCTCCATGAAGGGTATGGTTGCGGAGCAATAAATACATCAGCTTCTTCATTATATGTAAAACCAATTCCAGCGTATTGTTTGCGGATATTATTATTATAAGAAGTTCTTACACACTTCTGTCCACGGAAATCACCGTAGTATTTTTCCCAATCAGAAATTCCTTCAACAACTTCGTCTTCATTACGACCTGTAATGACTTCGGTTACAATATTATTTTCATCTAAAAATGCGTAGTGTGCCATGTTATAATTTTACCATATTTTTGTTAAAAAGTAATTGTTCCTGTTCCTGCTGTAAAAGAATAGACTCTGTAGCCTGATCTACTTACAGTACTAACCGAGTATGTTAGTCCAGGGTCAATAGATGTTATTGCGGAGAATGTAGAGGGGTATGCAATAATTACCACTCCCGAACCACCTGATGCACCGCTACCGCTATAAGTTGTTCCACCACCTCCACCACCTGTATTTGGTGAACCAGCAGTGGCAGAACCACCGTTTCCTCCACCACCTGAACCACCTGAACCACCGCTAGTAAAGTCACCACCACCACCTCCACCACCGCCACGGGTTACAGCAGTACCAGTAATTGAGCTAGATAGACCAGCACCACCATTACCACCAACAGTTGATGAACCGTTTCCACCACCACCACTTGCTCCACCACCACCACCTGCACCGTATTGTGATGCAGTGAAGTTTGCTCCACCTGATGTTCCTTGGTTTGGAGTTCCTGAACCACCTGATGTAGCGCTTGATGTACCTCCACAACCACCACCGCCTGAACCACCGTTTTGACCGTTGCGAGGGTTATTGTAGTTTCCTCCAGCACCACCACCAACGGAAGTGATAGAACCAAGAACTGAATTAGAACCACTAGTTACTGCACCACCACCTCCACCAATAGTAACTGTGTATGCAGTTCCAGCAGTTATTGATAGTTGTGATTCAGAGGCACTGTTTGCACCTGATGTTCCAGTAGTTGTACGGTATCCGCCAGCACCTCCACCGCCACCGCCAGTAAATGTTCCACCTCCACCGCCACCAGCAATAACAAGGTATTCAACAGATGTTGGTGCCGCAAATACCCAATTAGAACCCATAACGGATTCTCTATGGTCTCTTAGATTCCAAATATCGGAAGCGGATGTTGTTGAAGGAAATTGTGCCATTAGAAATTTACCGTTCCTGTTCCTGCGGTGAAAGTATAAACTCTATATCCTGCACGACTAACAGTGCTAACAGAGTATGTAAGTCCTGCTCCAATGGCAGTAATTGCAGGGAAAGTATCAGGAAAGGCAATAATCACTATTCCTGAACCTCCAGCACCAGTAGTCGTGTTATATGCACCTCCGCCACCACTTCCAGTATTGACGGTAGCCGATGTTCCAGTACTTGGAGTCATTGCACCTGCACCTCCTCCACCACTACCACCAGAACCAGCAGTTGAAGAACGACCTCCGCCTCCTCCACCACCTGCACGGGTTACAGAAGAACCAGTAATAGAAGACGCTGTACCAGCACCACCATTAGGCGCACCATAGTTTCCTCCAACAGCACCAGAACCTCCTCCACCACCACCAGCAAACGGGGTTCCATCATATTGTCCGTATCCACCATTATTTCCCTGACTTGGCGAAGTTGACGGAGTGTTTCCACTACCACCAGTACCTTGACCACCAGCACCAATAGCACCTGAAAAATAACCACCACCACCACCAGAACCACCAGAACCACCAACATTATTTGGTTCTCCACTACCACCTTTACCTCCACCTGTTGAGGTAATACTAGAAAACACCGAATCGCTTCCATTGTTTCCTATTCCAAAGGTTGTCAAACCAGCACCACCAGCGCCTACAGTGACCGTGTGCGAAAAACCACTACTAATGGAGAGAGAGCCTGTCCGATAACCTCCAGCACCACCTCCTCCAATACTGCCTCCACCGCCACCAGCAACAACTAGATACTCAATTGTTACATTTGATGGAACCCAATTAGAACCCATCGCAGCAATTCTCTGCTTATATAAACTCCATACTCCTGAAGCTGATGATGTTGATGGGAACTGTGCCATAAATATTATCCAAGCATTGCTGCTATTTCTTCCTCTGTTAAACCCAAAGCCGCAAGTTTTGCAGATCCAGATGCTTTAGCATTTGCTTTTGCGGTTTCAGCAGCATCATTTTCCGCCTGCATTTGAGCCCAGGCAGCAGCATCAACTTCACGCTGTGCAATTTCTTCTGGTGTAAGATCTACTTCCGTTACCACACCAGTTTCACAATTAACAATTATTTTTTTTGACATATTTTCTCCTATGTATTAAGAATACCATACAGCGATGCTGATGAATACTGCGCAAAATCTGTTCCATATGGGTCTAATTTAATAGATGTTATTGCCGCAGTAGATAGCCATAACCCCGAATGGAATGCGTTATAAGCCGTTGTGCCGTTACTTTCAGTCACAGAATCTGCACTTATGGATTTTTGATAACTTGTACCAGCGTAGTTTGGAATATACATTGCACCACTACCGAATACCGATGCTGTTGCACTAGATGGCGTAATGCGCATAAACCAGGGTTGAGTTGCAGAATTATTTGCTACAGATGAACCATTACCGTCAACAGTTCTAAACTGATAATTTGCGGAGGTTGTATCGTTATTAAAATAAACCTGAAGTGTTGGGTTATCTGTTGTAGCCCGACCACTCACGACAAATAATAAATCTTTATAAGTTTGAGGAATTGTAGTAAACTCAATATTAGCCGCAGAGCCAGAACTAGCCGTTACTGTTTGAATAAGATGATATGTAATAGCCATTATGCAGCCTTAATTCCATAAAGAGTAAAAGTTGTTCCAACATCAAACTGTGGTGAAATATCAATACTATAAGCAGTGATACTTGTTATTGCTTGAGGAGTTGCCCGCCATAAACCAACATATGCCCCAATAGCCTCGTATGCAGTACCATAAAAATTCTGTCTAGAGACGGAAGTTTTAAATGTAGTTGCGTTTGTATAATTAAAAATATTTACTATAAAAATTCCTCTACTCGGATACATTCCGCCAAGCCAAATACCAGTGTCGCTTGATCTGCGACCAGTAAAGAGACCACCAGCACCGCTGGCACCGATGTATGTAGTGGAGTAGTTTGACCCAGTATCTCCGTTATATCTAATAGCCGCAACGGCGCTCATTGCAGCAGCCTCACGAACGCTACCTACAACCAATACTAAGTCGGTATATGTTTGAGGGATACTAGATAGAGTATATGTATTTGTTGCACTAGAAAGTGTGTGCGTCATGATTGAATCATATGTTGAAGCCATAATTACCCTCTAACCCCATAAAGAGCAATTGAAGAATATTCTAGAAATTCTGTAGCATTTACTGATTTGAATGTAATACTTGTTATTGCAGTATTATTAATCCATGCGCTTGAAGTAAAATCAACAACACCTCCGCCATTATAATCACATCCACCAATTGCTCTAGCTACTTTATATTTATTTGTATCTGTATAATCCAAAACATCCATAATGAAGATGCCAAACATTTGAGATGTCGGTGAGTTACCAAAAAATAAAGGTAGTTGATTACCTGCTGCAGATGCAGTTCCATATCCAAAAGATGAAGCTGTTGTACCATCTCCTCTTAAACCATGAAGTGTATAATTTGATAATGTTTGATCACTATTAAAATACACATATGCTGAGTCGTATGTTGAAGCCCTATCTGACCTCAAGATTCCACGAATATGTAAATGCTTGTATATCTGAGGGATTGAACTAAATGTTATTACACCATTTGAACCACCAGATGGTGCTGTATAGGAAGCAATAGATTCAAAGCTATTTAGAGTAGTCCAGTTATCGCCTCTCACAGCCCGTCTTTGTTCACGAAGCTGCCAGCGACCAGATGCGCCAGATAGACTTGGAAATTGTGCCATAGTTACGAGATTTCCTCGTAACTACACACTGCCTCCAGCTTCAGCGTTGTGCTACCGAAAGCACGAAGAGAATCGCCTTCTTCAAGATAAATTGCTTTTGTCAATACATCCATTGTTGCACCTGCTGGAACAACGAGTTGGTAAGCAATACGATATGCGGTTGATGAACGATACAAGTCAAGAGTAAGAGAATAGTTGGATGTTCCATCAACATTGGATACATAAAGTGAATTAACCTTGAACACCTTTCCGCTACCGCCGCTATTTGTTACAATTGCTGCTGCGCTTGCGGTAAGAACAGCAACTGCTGTCTTTCCTGTAATTGTTGTTACACCTACAATATTTGGTGCTGCCATAATCTATCCTCCAAAAACAATTGACATTGCAATTGCCTTACCTGTTGATGCAGGTGTAAAACCTAAGTTTGTTACAGCAACATTGGCTGCCAATTGTGTATTCGTAATCGTTGCATTTGCAATCTGTGTAGCTGTGATTGTTGCATTTGCAATCTGCGTATTCGTAATCGTTGCATTTGCAATCTGTGTAGCTGTGATTGTTGCATTTGCAATGTGCGCACTTGTGATAGTTGTATTTGCAATATGCGCACTTGTAATAGTTGCGTTTGCAATTTTTGCGGATGTAACCGCAGCATTTGCGATCTGTGTATCTGTAATCGTAGTGTTTGCAATTTGTGTAGCGGTAATCGTAGCATTTGCAATCTTTGCGGATGTAATTGTTGCATTTGCAATCAAATCATTGGTGATTGAACCATTTGACATCGCTTGCACAAAAGCTTGCCAGGTATCACCTGTCCATGTCCAGCTTCTTCCGCCAGATGTAAAGACATCATTTGTTGCTGGGGAATCTGGGAAGTTAATTGCCATTATGTCTCCTATTCTACCACTTATGCGGTTTTAAATCTAACATGAGTGATTTCTAAACCGCCCAATGTTGCTACATTGCTAAAAAAATCACTACCAGTTGAAATATCATCTAAAGCAATCATTAGAAAAGTATACTTCCCGAAGCAGTAAATGTATAAACATGATACCCAGCACGAGCAGAACTGTATGTTGGTGAACCACTTGTTGCTGTTGCTAATGGTTGACTAGTTGGATAAGCGATAATAACAACTCCTGAACCGCCAGCGCCAGAAGTTGAACCATTGTCTCCAGATCCACCACCACCCGAACCTGTGTTATCTGTTGCATTGGTATTTGATGCTCCAGCCGTTGCACCACCACCACCGCCAGCGCCATAAGCTCCCGAAAAACCTCCACCACCTCCACCACCAGCACGAGCAACAGATGTGCCAGTGATACTGCTAGAAGTTGCTGCTCCACCAGCAGCACCTACACCAGTTTGAGCATTAGTTCCAACACCTGACGAACCACCACCACCCGAAGCAACATTGGTTGCGTTAGTATTAGGTGTAGAACCACCAGCAAAACCTTCTCCGCTTATAGCTGTTCCACCTGAACGCAAAACACCAGAAGATGCTCCAGCACCACCGCCTGAAGCACCGTTACCTCCGTTAGTGTTGTTATCAGCACCATACCCTCCGCCAGATACTGATACAGATGAAAAAGATGAACCAATACCAGCAGAACCGTTGTTTCCTAGACCTGGGCTTTTTGCACCACCACCACCAACAACTACCGTGTATCCAACGCCAGAAGAAACAGAAAAATTAGAAGCAGTTTTATATCCACCAGCACCGCCTCCGCCTCCGCATCCTCCTCCGCCACCGCCTCCACCACCAATGACCAGATATTCAACATCAAATGATCTTGTGTGTAAATATCCACTAGACCAACCAGAACCCAGCCAAGCTCTCATAACATTAGTATCAGTTTCAAAAATAACTTGACCCGTATAAGGACTAGCAGGGCGTGTTGTACTAGTGCAAACAGCGGGTTGAATAATTGATTGTGCTCCAGTAATATTGTTAATAGCCATTATGAGATCACCAAGCTCCCCGATGCGGTAAATGTATGAACTGTGTATAGACCTGAAGTTGTTTTAGTTCCACCAGTAATAGTAAGTCCAGTAACAAGAGCTGTTAAATAACGAATGATAACAATTCCTGAACCACCTGCACCACCAGAAGGTGTTGCACCACCAAAACCGCCAGCACCACCACCGCCACCACCAGTATTCGCTGTGCCAGCAGTACCAGCAGCAGCCCCATTTGAACCAGCACCACCACCACCCGAACCACCAGCACCCCCAGTAGAACTGCCTGTGCCACCACCACCGCCTGCTCTTGTTACTGCAGAACCAGTGATTGATGAGGAAAGACCAGCACCACCTGCACCGCCAATATTATTGGCGCTTGTTGTCCCACCTACTGCACCAGCACCACCACCACCTGCATAGCTACCGCTTATACTGTTACCACCAGCAAAACCTTGTGATGTAGTTCTCGCACCGCCAGTTGTACTAATATTGTTTGCACCGCCGCCAGAGCCACCAGTGCCAGATGCATTTAAACCTGCTCCCCGACCACCACCTTTAGAAATAATACCAAAAATTTCGCTATCCAAACCCACAGTATCTGATGCACCACCAGCACCAACCGTAACGGCGTATGTGCCAACATCAAAACTAAGTGCAAAAGGAGATTCTAGCGTTCCACCACCACCAGTTGCTTCTCCAGCAACAGATGAGCGATAACCACCCGCTCCACCACCACCGCCGCTGAAAGTAGAACCATCTGTTCTTCCACCGCCTCCACCACCTGCGATTATAAGGTATTCAACATTAAATGTTGTTCCATGTGTATACCCAGTTGACCATTCAGAACCCAACCAAACTTTCATTCGGTTAGTATCTGTTTCAAAAATAACTTGACCTAAATAAGGATTAGAAGGTCGTGCGGTTGATAAACAAACGCCAGCCTGAATACCTTGAGTAGTCGTTGTAATAGCCATTAGAGTGTTTGTCCTACTGACCAAGCACTGCCCAGCCAAACTTTCAATAGATTTGTATCAGTCTCGTAAATCATTTGCCCAACATAAGGTGCTTCAGGGCGTGTAGTACTAGTGCAAACACCATTCTTTGTTTGTCCTCGTGCTACCTGGATACCCATTACGGTTCAACAACCTCATCTTCTGATGTATCTTCTGTTGAGTAAGATGGTGCAATAAATTTATCAAGCTGTGAATCATAACGATAACCAACACCCGCATAATATCCACGGAAATTATTATTGTATGATGTTTGTCTCCATTCACCATCTAGACCAATTGAAGCAATAAATGCTTGACCAACTGGTTCTGATTCTGGGAACTCTAGGTTCCCGCAATCTTCATTGGACACAACGATAACTTGTACTACTGTGTCTCCTGTTATTTTTGCAAAATGCGCCATATTATCCTCCTAACAATAGTTGTGCTTCTTCTTCTGTAAGACCCAATCTTTCTAGCAAAACCTGTCTTGCGATTGTTTTAGCAGCGAGAGCAGCGGCTTGCGCTTCGGCTTCGGCTTTGTCGGCTTCAATTTGTGCAGGGTCGTATTCTTCAATGAAAACTGGGCAGGCACTTCCGTTTGGTGTTATTTCATTTGTCATTTGGTGTACCCATAAATGCTTACTGTTCCTGTTTGTGCTTGGTCGTTTAAAAGTGTTATTCCGTCAAAACTTGTGCTGTCAATTTGTGCGTGACCGTAACTAATTATTCCGTAATTCGCTCCAGCGTTTTGTTCACGACCAATACCAATAAATCCTGTACTCGTTGCGATAAATGGTGAAACAATATCTGCCACGACATTACGGGTTGTCACGCTAGAAATTGATAAACCAAAACTTGTTGTTGTTGTTGATCCACCTCCAGGAGTACCTGTGTTTGTGTATAAGCTGACAAAAGTATAGTTTGTTGCGGTGTCCGTAGTTGCAATACGAAGTCTTGCTGAAACTGAAGCCGCACTTGCATAAGTTGCCCGATACACAATGCGGTAATTATCGTATGCAGAACTAAAAACACCGTTTAGGCTTAGCGAAGTTGTCGCAGAAGTAAAAGTGACTTGACCGTTTGTTCCAACTGTTGCAGTACCACCACCAACCGAAACTGATGTAGGTATAATTGGAACAAGACCACCGTTCTGTGTGATCCAAGCAGATCCATTATAGGCTACCAAACGAGATGTGTCAGTCTCATAAATAAGTTGACCAATAAATGGCGAAGAAGGGCGGGTGCTGCTCGTGCACACACCAGGTCTTTGTGAACCTATACCGATGCCGCTTGAGTAACCCATTACGCTGTCTGCTTTTCCCAGCCGACAACAGTAACTGTTACCTTGGCTGCTGTGTCCGATAGTCCTTGTAGTGTCTCACCTGCGTTCAGTACCAAAGCGGTATCCCAAATCATTACATCATTGGCACCAATAGGTAGTGCTGAAAGCAAGCGGTTTGCAGCAGTAGCTGCAGAACCAATCGCCAGTGTTACTGTGCGATCAATTGTGTCTGTGTTGGTAATAATTATCTGCTTAATAACTTCTGCATAGCCAGTCGCTGCTGTACAAATAGTTGTTGTTGTATTGCCTAGTTGAGTTGGTCCACCCAGTCTAGATTCAACTCTGTCTCCTACTGCCATACTTTACGCTCCTATGTCCATAATAATCAAAGCCGCATTTCTTGTGTCAGTCATAACATCTGAACTGACTGTTGCATTAATCCATGCGCTACCATTCCATTGTAGCACTTGACCAGAACTTGCGCTAGTGATTGTTACATCACCAACATCATCAAGGGCATTAATTGTTGGAATTGATGCCCATTCAAGACCTGTTGTGGTTGATGAATTTGCTTTTAAAAAATAACCATTAGTTCCGACTGCTAGTCTGTCTAAAGTATTGTCAGCGGTGCCTACGAGTAAATCACCTTTTGCATTAATAATTGACAAAAGGCTATTTATTGCTAATGCACCAACTTCAACCCAAACTGAGTCGTAGTAAACATAGGTACCGCCATCTGATGAGTCATACCAGAACTGACCAAGAATTGGGTTAGAAGGAGCAGTATCTCCTACATAGGCAGCTGTACCGCTTGCTCCAATTTCAATCCAATGAGAATCATAATAAACATAAGTAGCGGCAGTATCTGACTCAAACCAGACTTGACCAGCAACTGGGCTTGTTGGAGCAGTGTCAGATATTGTTGCACCGCCAGCTCCCAGGTCTGTGTAGTTTGTTCCATCATTTGTGAATTGCCATTTATCTGTGGATTCATCCCAGCGAATAAAGACATTCGTAGAAGTGCCTCGTTCAATCTCAATACCCGAATTTAATGTCGGAGAACTAGTCTCGCCAGAATTAAGAAGGATAAAACTATCTTCAACATTAAGATTAGCGGTATTTATAGTTGTTGTATTTCCACTAACAGTTAGATCACCAGTAACGATAAGATTATTTGAGATAGTAACATTAGCTGGAAGGCTAATAGTAACAGCTGCGTTTTCAGAACCAGAACCAGATACGGTTATTTCATTTGCGGTTCCAGCAATTGTCGCAATATAGTTACCAGTTGTATCTGTTCCAAGATCAATTTGATCATTAACCCAAAGAGTTCCGTTATACTTTAAAAAATCACCAGACGCAAGTGTGTTGGCAATGGCAACATTATGTAGTTCATCAAGTTCGTATCCGTTTTGGGTGGCTACATAGATAATACCGTTATTGGTTGCACGGACAACAACGCCAATAAAAACAAGATGGTTTGGAGCAACCGTTTTTGTTTTTGTAAATTGTCCGTTTGCGCCAAGCCATAATACATCACCTTCAGCAAAACCTGTTGATAAATCAATACCATCTACATAACCTCGTGTTATGACTGGACCATTCTGCGATGCAGAAATGTTTGCTCCGACAAGACCGATTGTTTTTGAAGATGTTGCATCAGAGCCATAATCAGCTCTTTTAACAGTAGCGTGATCACCAGTACCGCCAAAAAGATAAACCACAGTTCCTATGGTTAATGTATTCGCTTCAGCATTTCTAACATAAGAAACAGTTGGCGAGTAGGAATTTACCCATTCAGTACCATTGTATCCAAGAGTTTGAAACTCCTCTGGTGAAGTAATTGATACGCCAGATAAACCACCAAGGGTATCCGCATTTTCACCTTCAGAAAGTAAAGACCTGTTAAGATCAGGCATACTCTACACCGCTAATCGTGAATGTTATAGCGTTAGCTGTAACTTGATCTACATAGATTTTACTATTAGCAGGTACGACTACTGATGTGTTGTAATAAACAACATTGTTTGCCAAAACATTAACATTGCTTACAATTTTATTGTTGGCAGCTGGAGATGCTCCACCTACAAGAATATGAACACTACATACTGCATTTGAAGATGTAGCGTTGCACAGGTTTATGTTTTTAATAATTGAATAATTACCAACCGTATTTGCAGTCGTATATGCATTAGAAGCACTTTCATTTCCAATATAAAAGCTTTTTGGTGTTAAATTAGCCATTTAGACCCCCATCCAAACAAGAATTTCATTATCATAAGTCGTTGTATTCATATCCTGAATTACAGCGGCATCAAGAACATGGTCAACATAAGCGCCAGAAGTATGGGCTACTGCTGTAGTACCATCATAACCTCTCTGCTCAACAGCAAGAGTGTTTGATGACCTTGAAGAAATCAAGATTTTTTCCTCAGCGGCATAACCACGGTCAATAACAACAACAAATGGATTATTTCCACTAGGGTATGTTGAACCATCTAGGACAGAAATAGATGAAGCTGAGTTTGAAATATTTGCTGTAATAGTTGTTCTAAGGACAGCACCACTAAATTCTCTTCTTAGCACCTGCCCTCCTTAGTCAATACTGATATCAAGATCGCCTGTTGCAATTCTTAGAGTATCCCCAGCATCCGTTGTTTTATTTGTTGTGAGTGAACCGTACAGCAACATGTTGCCGCTAGTTGAAGCATCAAAAATACCAATTGCTACAGTGGTAGCGGCTGGCATTCCTGTAAAATCAATATTGGTGTCGTTTGATGTTGCACCACTTGCAGCACCAGTAAATGTCGCTACTTGACGAGCGTATGAACCACCAGTAACTTCTGTTCCACCACCAGCTTCACCAGGTGTAACGGTAAACAATCCTACATAAACATCTGCTGGCATTGTGTACGAAGTAGTACCCAGGAAGTGATCAATAAGTTTATTCTCAAGATAGTTTGTAAGATTGCCTGCCATTATTTAATCCTCCTGATTAGTATAATACAATTCCTTTTCTTCATCACTAGGTAATCTAAAATTTTCTAGTGCAAGAAGAAAGTTGGCTTCTTCCGATGGAAGCAAGCCCATTTTATTCCTTTGTGAAAAACGAAATCCAGAACCAGTTGAATACCCAGATCCGCTTTCAAATACAATTAAAACTTTTCCTTCTTTAGAAATAATATCTTCAGTAATTTCTTTTTTTACCGCAGCTTTTTTCACCACTGCTTTTTTTGGTTTGTTAATTTCTTCAGATGTTACGCTTGTTTTTTTATTAGTCATATTATCAATCTTACCACTTATATTTATTTAAATCAATTAAATATGATAAAAGGCGGGGTTCTTGTGAACCCCGCCCGTTATCTACTTTAATTGTTTAGATTAGAGTGAGCGCAACTTAACATTCTTACCGATTACATATGAATCAGCATTTTCAATGTTGTTTGCAACTCTCATGTACTGTGTGTACTCAATGGTGTCAGTCTTTGGCTTGAACTGGCGGTACACTGTGATGTCACGGTGGATACCAATTACACGGTTATTTGGGAATGTAAGTTCCACAAAGCCATGCGATCCTGCTGCGCCCGAGTAGTCACCAGTTGCGGTTTCTGGCATCAAAGGCACTTCAACAAGAGGAATACCAAATGGTGAGAGACCAGTTGCACCTGGACCACCATTTGCTCTCATTGAGCCTTGCAAGAATGCCATTTCACCAGCTGTTGACATTGGTGCAGGTGCGCCTGCAGTTGCCTCAGTTGCTGAGTTTGGATTACCCAAGCTATAGATTGAGTCCTGAACAATGCCTGGACCCGTGAAGAATCGCAGTTCATTACGGCGCTGCAAGTACTTGCTTGGCAAGGTACGAAGAACCTTATCGTAGGTTGAGCGAGAAACATTGTTTCCTGCGAAATCTACAACATCTCCGCTT